TTGACAAATGCTTATCCAGGTGCTTGACAAATGGATATATATAGGTTATAATTATCTACATATATCTATTTTGTCATGGCACATTACAAACCATATTCTCCCGAGTGGCATCGCTATCGATATTTGAAAGAAGCACTAGATAAGTATCTAGATGAATACATTGATAACAGTGTAATCCTTGAAGATATTTCTGATATCCTATCAGAAAGGTCAGAAAAAGCATACGAAGAATTCAGTAGAGTCAACGAGTTAGAATCAATGATTCATGCTAAATAACCCTATATGGAAATTGCATATGCTCTCCACACAGTATCGTTTGCGCTTAGAAGCAATCTGTGAGAAGATTGTTCTTCATGAAGAAGTAAGTTTGCAAGATATGATCTGGGCAGAAAAACTTGCAAAAGCAAATCGCTCTGCTGCGACTATACTTCGTCAGGCAAGAAGGAAAGCAGAAAATCCTGACATGGATGCGATGGATGATTTTATGAATCAACTTGATATTGGTGGATTAGGACACGAACGCTTTGGTCGCCGTGGTTTTGATAATCCAGATGATCTACACGATTGGTTTAAGCGTGATGAAGATCAAACCGATTGGAGACAGAGGGATTGACTTACGAAGAGTTTATACACAAAGGCACCGAACATTATATGGATATGGTGCGTTTGATTGATATCAAACTCAAATATCGTATGCCTCTTTCAGAAGAAGAAAAAGAAATCAATGATTACATTATGGAGTTTCAGCACAATGCTAAGATTAATGAGTTAAGAGATAAATTTGAGAAGTGTTTGAACGCAGAAGAAGAAGAATGAATTTTGGGGTTGACATAATGTGTTGATTGTGCTATCCTATATACACAGAGGTCGAGAGAATCATGATTGTTCCAAATTGGAAGCACCACAGCAAAAAAGAACAAAAAAGGTCTCTCAAACCACAAGCTTTGAGAGCGGCAAAGAAACGTGTCCAGATTATGAAGGCAAAAATCGGACGAATATGGAAGTGATATAATCACTTCTTGGGATTGTCGCCTATTGGTTAAGGCCCACTGCTTATAACGGTGTGAACGGGGTTCAATTCCCTGCAGTCCTACTTTGCTCCTTTAGCTATCTGGTGAAAGCAATCGACTCATAATCGATGTGAGGTGGGTTCGATCCCCTCAAGGAGCACTTGACAACCTAAGCAACTTTTGCTATGATTGTCTTATTCTAGGGAGTGTAGCCCAGCGGAAGAGGCAAACGACTTAAAATCGTTCAAGGGTGGGTTCGAATCCCACCACTCCTACCTTCTCACTAAATATATTGTAGTGGGAATGTCATGAAATACATACTCTCTCAAGCATATTGTTTCTATATGGGGCAAGTTGTTCGCATGTATTTCATACAAGGTCTGCCCTACACATTTGACGAATTACCTCAACTTATACAAGACCATCCATCTATTCAAACAGAAGCACTTCAAAATCGTGATTTTGATGATGAAGAAATGTATAGAATTTCTAACTATTTGATAATGGAGGAAATGCATCCATTACTGTTTAATATAGAGGTAGAAAATCCTGAATTGTTACCAAAAGATGATTGATGATTTCTTTTTGATGTTTGAGGGTAAATTTGAAAATAGAACCCAAGCATTTTCATATCCTTCAAAGTATGCATATATTAGAGTAACTCATGTCAACATTGGGGATGGGTTATTTTATGGAGAGCAAGCTTATAAACATGAGTTACATCTTCCATATCGACAATTTGTTTTGGAACCCATCCTAGAAAATGATTACATACGTGTTAAAAATTATAAAATTGACGACAAAAAAAGATATGTAAATTTTTCAAACCTTGACAAAATTGAAAAAAATATGTTAAAATATAAAAATGGTTGTGATCTCATTTTTAAACAACAAGAATCTTTTTTTGTTGGTGAATTGGTTGGTTGTGATTGTATAGTTGATTGGGATAGTAAAAAAACCTATGTACAAACAAAAATTGAATTGACAAAAGAACATTATTACATCATGGATAAAGGATATTGTGCTAATGATCATACTCAATTGTGGGGATCTAATTATGATCAATTTGAATTTATTAGAATGCCTGAGTAGCTCAGCTGGATAGAGCAACGGTTTTGTAAACCGTAGGTCGTCGGTTCAAGTCCGACCTTAGGCTTATGTCGATGTGGCGGAATTGGTAGACGCGCTGGGTTTAGGTTCCAGTGGGGCATCCCGTGGAGGTTCAAGTCCTCTCATCGACATTCTGAGGTAAATTGAAAACTCAGATACATAAAAGTGGGAAAAAAAATTTCGCCAAAAAATTCGTAAAAAAAGTCGAGGTGGAAAACTATGTCATTAGTTTCTCAAATAGACCGAGCAATGGTCATTCAAGCTCTAGAATATTATGTACTATCTTTGAAAACTTATCATACACCAGATGAAAATAAAATTTTTCAATACAACGCCTTGCTCAACTGGATTAAACTGGAGCATAGCAAACATGAAAATTAATCTGTGGTATTGTACTCATATGAAACAATGGCGTTGGTCTCTTACAGATGATCACCGTCCAGTTGTCAGGCAAGAAACGGGGCAACAACCACACCTACGCGATGCAATGAATGACATTGCAAATACTGTAGAATATATAATGGAATGTAAACAATCTTAGTTTTATTGGAGTGTAGCTCAGTGGTAGAGCGGTCGGCTGTTAACCGATTGGTCGTAGGTTCGAATCCCACTACTCCAGTTGGCGATACTGCCATCAAACCAAACCCCTTCCGTGTGACTTTAAGCCCCTTCCTTCAGGAGGGGTTTTATTGTATAAATACAATGAAGAAGACAAAATACCAAGGGTTTGAGTAATTATGGCTCTTACAAGGCTTGATAATTTATATTCAAGTAAAACAGGAAAATATCTATACGTATCTCCAGATGATTTCAATGCTACTGATGAATTAGATAATAGAGGAAACTCTCCTCTACGCCCATTCAAAACAATTCAAAGAGCTTTTATTGAAGTAGCACGTTATTCATATCTTCCTGGTAAGAATAATGATAGGTTTGACCAGTTTAGCGTCATGTTGATGCCTGGCAACCATTATATTGATAATAGACCTGGACTTGTTGATGCTGCAAATGCAGAACAGAGATATCTTGATGCGGCAAATTTAATTGAGTTAAACAAACAAGAAATTATTGATCGTTCTGCAGCAGAAATTGCAGTTCAACACCCAGATTTTTATTTTCCTGGTGATCCAGCAACAACTGCTGTGTCTAGATTTAAAGATGCTTATCGTCTAATCCAACAAAATAGAGACGAAATTTTAGATAAAGCTTTAGCTCAAGTTGCAATTGACCACGAAGATTTTAATTTTCCTGGTGATCCAACAGCAACACCCTCTCCCCAACTTGCTCGATATGATGCGTATCGTCTGATTCAAAAGAACAGACAAATTATTATTGATAGAGCATGGGATACTATGCTATTGTCATATCCAGGTGCTGCTCCCACAGAGGCAAAATGTAAAAGAGATTTGGGTATTTTTGTTGATGCCATTTCTTTAGATCTTTTCTTGGGGGCAGTAAAATACTCTAGAAAATTTGTTCTTCAGTATTTTACTGGTCCAACAACTCCTCTTACGAATGGTCTTTTAGGTGAAGAAGCTCAATCAATAGAAGCTTTTGAGCAGGCAAGAAATTTCATGAAACAGGCAATCACCAACACACTTGTTGGTGCAGCATATCAAGATCTTACACTTGCACAACCACCAGCATTATATGCTGCTCTTGAGTCAACAATACAAACTTTGACAGCAAATGTTACATCGGTCATAAATGCTGGCAATACAACAGGACTTGTTTCAGAAGTTGCTCCAACTTTCCTTACTGGACAGGATAAGTGTCGTAGAGATATTGGAATTTTAGTTGACTCAGTTTCTTTGGACGTGTCTTTAGGTGGCGGAAACAAATACACCAGAAAATTCTTAAAAAATTATTTTACCCCAGACGGATCAACGTGGATTACTGCGGGACTTCAGGGCGAAGAGGCTCAATCTAATACGGCTTTTAACAAAGCAAAAAATGTGATGATTGAGGCGATCACTAACAAATTATATGTTAAAGATCTTACAATTACTGCAGACCCAACACCTGGATCTGGATCTGCATCGAATACAAATTCCACCTCCTGTGCTAACGTCCAAACACAAATTACAAATTTAATTTCTTTAATTACAACTACAATTACTGCTGGTAACATAACTGGAAGTCATTTTGTTGCAGAAACTTTAGGAACTGTACCTGCTGGAGAAACAAAATGTAAGAGAGATATTGGTTTTATTATTGATGCAGTTTGTGCAGATTTGAGAACTGGCGGAAATTATAATATTGTATCTGCAACCAAAACCTATTTTGATAGACAAGGCAATCCAATTTTAAATGGATTAGTAAACGAAGAAGCTCAATCTATCACGGCATTTAACATGTCTCGTGACATGATGAAAAAAGCAATCGTGAATGAACTTTTAAGCAAAGATTTTACGATTCAACTGGGACCAGCATTTGCTGGTGCAATAACTCCAATTATTCCACATTTAGCATCTGGTAATCCTGCACAGTGCGTTGATGTACAAAATACTATCACAACACTGGTTAGCGTATTAACAACCACAATACAAGCAGGAAATCTTAATAACTTAGCTTCTGTTGTAATTACTGGTACACAACCAGTATTTAATTATAATCGCGCCTTACAAGAATGGCAAGATGAAAGTATCTTAGATTTGAGTAATCCAAACAACGTTCTTTATAAGTTTAATGCTTCAACTGGTGGATGCATTGTTCCTAGAGGTTGCTCTCTAATTGGATATGACCTTCGTAGAACAATTATCAGACCATTATATGTTCCTGACCCCGCCGATGGATCACAGGTAAGAACGTCACTTTTTAACTTAACTGGTGGTTGTTATATTTGGCAGTTTACAATTAAAGATGGAGATTTATCAAGTAATTCCCCACTTTATGATAATATTGCTGGTGTTGGTAAGGTTTATTCCCAAAAAGGCAATGTCTCGCAATTGTCTATTCCAGAATTTTCGCACCATAAAATTTGTATTATGGAATATGCGGATACCGAGGAACTTGATCGTTATTACGAAAAAGTTGGAAGGGCATTCGTACAGTTCCAACCAGATATTGATGATGGCGAATTTGAAGCGTTAGTTCAAGAAAATAGAATTGTTGGACCTCTTTCTGATACAAGAAGAATTGAAAGTATTCAACTATTTGATTCGGTTCCTTCTGGGACGATTAGAGCTAAAGTTACAACAAAAATTGATCATGGATATTTTGTTGATCAATATGTTGCTATCTTAAATTCAGGACTTGATGAACAAGTAAACGGAACATTTAAGGTTACAGCTTTAGATACAACAAACCCTAAAGTATTTGAATACCAAATTAGTGGTACTGCTGCTGGGTTGGGATTGGTATCTGGTCAAATTTATAATGCATCTAATAGCCTGAGCACTAATGCTGTAGCGCAAGCAGAAATTGACTCTGTAGAATCTGCATCCCCATATGTCTTTAACTGTTCAATCAGATCTACCTGGGGAATGAACGGAATGTGGGCAGATGGATCCAAAGCAACTGGATTCAAGTCAATGGTTGTTGCTCAATACACAGGGGTTTCTCTACAAAAAGACGATAGAGCATTTATTCGCTATGATAAATTTACCAACACTTGGAATCAAGCATCTTTAGTTGATGCGTTTGCTACTGTTCCTTACCACACAAAGGGGGATGCATATTGGAAAGATGATTGGAGAAACTTCCACATTCGCGCTTCGGATGATTCCTTTATTCAATGCGTGTCTGTCTTCGCGGTTGGATTCCACGATCACTTCTTGATGGAAAGCGGCGGTGATATGTCAATCACCAACTCTAACTCTAACTTTGGTAATACATCTTTACACGCAAAGGGATTTAAAGGATTCTCATTCAACCAAGATAAGGGTGGATACATTACTGATATTATTCCACCAAAAATCATTAATACATCTTCAAGTAATGAGAAGAAAATTCAATATTATACATTAGATATTCAAGCGTCAAATAGTGCCACAAATCACACCAAATTATATCTTGGAACGGATGGAGCATCTGATCCAGCGGTAAGACCTGCAGCTTCTGTAGACGGGTTTAGAATTGGAAGCAAGACAAATGAAAAATTATATGTAAAACTTGATAATGGAACTTATTATTCATGCTTAGAACCAACAGGATTTACTAGATACACAACTTCTTTAGATACACTAAATCCTGCTGGCATTGTTATTGATAATAAAGCACAAGACGCTGCTAATCAGATTGAAGATAACAAAGCATTCATTCAAGAAGAAGCATATCAGTATATTATTACAAAATACCCAGCTTTACTGACAAATACTAGTATCAATATATTAAAGTGTAAGCGCGACATTGGATATCTAGTTGATGCTATTGTTCAAGATTTAAGATTGGGCGGTAATATCAACAGCATTCAAGCAGCAGAATCATACTTCGTTGGCACTAATCTTTCATATATTTCGGGCGAACTTACAGAAAGTATTGAAGCGTATGATTATGTTAAAAATATCTGCATTGCTGCAATGCGTAATTTTGATTATTTGAGAAAAAATTGTGAAACAAGTGCAGGAAGTGCTATTGTAGATGTTGGCAGTACATCGGGTATTATAATTGGAATGCGTGTTCGTTCGTATAATCCCAGTTCATTCTTGAATGGAAAACTAATAACTACACCAGCACAAACTCCAGTCACATCTAATATTCCAGCCAACACTTATGTAAAGAGGATTGTCAGTGCCAGTAAAATTGAATTAGGTGTTCTTGGAAGTAAATTAACAACTGGGGCTGTTGTAAACGCTCTCCAAACTTCTAGTACAACAAATTTATATTTTGATCTTCCTGCGGGGGCATGGTCAACTATAACGCCAGTAACAGATCCCACAATTACACAAGATACAGCATATCCAGAATGTGCCACTGTTGCGTCAACTATTACTGGATACTTTAATGACTTCACCAGCATTTTAAACCAAGGACTAACTCCTGTAGATAATAAATCTGCTGATGCTTCTGATTTGATCATAGATAACAAACAATTAATTGCTCAAGTTGCTGTTGATAGGATGTTAACAAACTTCCCTGGATTTTCTATTCCTGGGGGGAATCAGGAGTGCATTGATGATGTTCTTAAGGTCATCGACGCTTTAGCATTCAACGTCAAATTTGGATCAAATAATAAAATTTATGAGGCAGGGTTATTTTACGTTAATGAACCCGCTTTATTGGCGGGTGAAAGAGAACAATCTAGGTATGTTTATGAACAGGTGAGAAACATGGCTATTCAAGCCATGAGAAATGAAACAATTACCATAACTGGATCTACGCTAACACAAGTTAAAGATCTAACAATTACAGTTGATACTAGTACTCCAGCATGTGCTAATGTTGCTACTGCTATCACCAATTTAATAGATATTCTTCTTCAAGCAGTTGGCACCGCAACTGCCCCTGGCAACTTAACTGGCGTTGTAAAAACAACACCAACATATGCTAGTGTTACAAGAGTAGAACCAGTTATTGATTATGCAGGACTATCAAAAAGAGCAACAATATTTACAGTAAATACTGGTAGCGGAACAACAAATCCACATAAATTTGAAACTGGAACGCCAGTAAAACTTGTTCCGATTGCAAAAGCGGGGACTACACCAGACAAGAGAGTAATTCGTCTTCCAATAGGATTTGAAACTAATAGAACTTACTATGTAATTGCTCCAGGTAGAGAAACTCAACCAGAAAAATATAATAGTACTAGTACTTTTGATGGATCAGACCAAACAAAATTAATGCTTGCAGCTACAAAAGAGAATGCCGCTGCGGGCATCTATATCTATTCGCCAGAAACAGATGCCGTTGATCCTAATGTACAAATTGAAATTCAACAATATGTCCTTGATGAAACATATGATTTACACAAATACAAGTGTAATATCGCTGGGGCAACAGAACTTGAAACTGATGTATCGCATATTTTTGATCTTCCAAATAATAATGTAACTCCACAAAAAGTATTTTTCCGTTTAGCTACTGATATTATTGGATCTGATTTACCAGAACTTGCTGGGGGAGCAACAATAAATACAAAAACTTATTTCTTTGTCAGATACATTACTTCTAAAAAGTTTAGCATCCACTTAACACACGCCGATGCAATTGCTGGTACAAATGCTGTCTCATTTGTTTCTGGTAGCGGGAAAAACTTTTATGTTTATGCCGATAAAAGAATTAGTCCACTAAGATTTGATCCATTATACACGGCACCAGGAAATACTTCTGGTTTGTGGTACTTACAAGTAAAAGATGAATCTTCTGGAACATCACCTAGAACGGATAGCATTTTAGATAGATTCCATAATGTTGCTGCATATGGTGCAGGATCTGGAAAAATTAGAACCCTTGACACATGGTTTACTCGTGTACAAGATAATAGATCAAAACAAGATAGAATTTATAGATTAAAGTATGTTATTCCATATTATTTGACAACTGTAAGAGATCCACTTAATGGATTTATTATTAAAGCAAGAACTGATGACAAGAGAAGATTAGTACCACAAAGAATACGTTTAGAACCAATTGGTGGCGCCCCAGCAATCCCAAGGTTCTCAAATCCAACTGGCGCACAAGAAAGAATTGGATTTAATCAAACACAACTTTCTGCAGATCCCATAAATCCAGTTGATGCTGGAATATTTAATCTATCTCCAGAAAAGAGAACATCACTCTATGATCCATATAATAATCCAAAAATTATTGATAGTGATAAAACATCTAGTAAAATTGCATTTACAATTCAATCTGCAAATCAAGTAACAGTAGGTACAAATACATTTTTAGAACTGGTTGCATTTGATCATACCATTACAAATACTGCTTTAAAAAATGAAATTTTCACTGTTGTAGAAATTAATGCTCCTCAGGGGGGATCGTTTGTCATAAACAATTCTACTTCTGTTGCTGCAAATGCGGTTACTTGGAGCGGCAACTCACAAGGTTCTGCTTATATTCAAGGATATTTTAGTGCTGCAGGAAAACATTACCTTGTTCTCAAAAATGTATCCGATCCAATAGTATACAATAATCTCATTGACACCAGATTTACACAGGGAGTGGTGTTTGCAGATTTACGTGCAAAACCAAATAGTATTGGGGATTCACAAGGAAGGGATAAATCAAATAGAAAAGATTACTTATACAGAGTTGAAGGTGCAAATGTTTATACATTAGTTCCTGGCGATATTATCACTGATGATGCAAGTAATAATTATCGAATTGTATCTGTAACTGATATTGGTGATTTTGAAGATACTTTCTATATCTTTGACATTGATACAATTCAAGAAAGAATCCCAGGACAACAAGATGGTGTTTACTATCTAACTTGTCTACGTGGTAACATATCACCATTCCCAACTGGTGCTGGTGTTGGCGATAACTTTAAAAATTATAAATTCTCTCAACCAATTTCACAATTATATCCATTAAACTATAAGAACGATCCTGTATGGTTTAAGCAATTAAAAGCATCTAATAACGATGTGCCCGCTTCAGTTGCTGCCGCAGATAACTATGTTCATGGTTTAGTTACTATTAATGATTCTAAAAATAGTCAAACCAAGGAATTGGTTTTGGATTTAGTTTTACAACCAGCGTTGAATTCTTATACATTTGTAAACTCAGAAACTTTAACAACCCCAACTCTTAATCCTGCTGGTGGATCTAATATTATTGAAGCTCAAGAAGGAAATGCAACTTCTGGATCGGAAGACAGATATATCCCTATTTCTGGTAATTCTACATTCCCAACTCAAAGAAAAATATACGTAGAACTTCGTAGACCATCTATTGCTCGTTCAGGTAACCACACGTTTGAATATCTTGGATTTGGTCCTGGTAACTACTCAACTGGTTTCCCACTCCGCCAGGAAGTTGTTCTTTCAACCTCTCAAGATCAATACGCTCAATCTAAGAGAGAAGATGGCGGTATTGTATTCTATACTGGTTTGAACTCCAATGGAGATCTCTACATTGGTAATCGCAAGATTAATGCCATTACTGGCGAAGAAACTTATTTAGAAAGAGCAGAGTTGGTTGAATCTGATGATGATTCTACTGATAATCTCGGTGGATTAGTTACAACGTTTGATGTACCAGTAACATTTAATAATAGAATTACTGTTGAAGGAAACGCCAACTTTAATAATCCAGTTGAAATTGCAGTTGACGCTAGCGAATCAACTGCACTACGTATCTACAGTGTAGTAGATGGAACTTTAGGCGACGACGTTTCTTTAAGCAGATCTGTACAAAGAAATAATAATGATGGAGATATCACATTAACTAAGAATCAAATTAGATCTGCAATTTACACAGTCACGCCAAGACAATCACTGGGAGTAGATGGTCAACCGTATTCATTTAGAACTCATTTTACAACGACACTAGGACCAACAAACACAACTCCAGATCAAACAAAATTATTCAGCAATACTCAAGAAGTTTCTTATAGTGCGTCTTTAAGAGCACAATCGGGAGACATTTTATTAAAGGGCAGCGAAGTTGGATTATCTGGATCTCTTGGATGGATTTATGCAAATTATTACACACAAATTGCTGATACGAGTATTCAAAGTATTAGCAGCGACGGCACTGACCTTACAATTACTTGGACAGGAGCGGTAAAAAATTCAGATGTCAATGTTTCTGCTGGGTCTCAAATTAGAATTAGTAATTTCTCCTCAAATACTAATTTAAATGGCATTTGGACAGTTTTATCTTCTGGATTCGCGCCAACCGCAAATTCTTGTAAAATAAGAATTGTTGTACCACCAGCTAGTGGTACCATTTATACTTGGTCTACGCTACCAACAACTCCTAAAATGGAAGTTGCTAGAGCAAATTGGAAGGAAGTTGGTGTAATCGGCGCAGAAACACTCAGAACTAATACAGAAACATTTGGCGATTATAAGTTAGGAATTAACACGGTTTCCAGAGCGACTAACGATGCTTATAAAAATGGATTTGTGGAGACAGAAACAAATCCAGTATCAAACTTGGACGTTGCTGGAACTGTATTCATTAGCGGTAAGAAAACAAATATTACCGTTGCTGGTGGGGTACAAACAAAAGCATCTGTTGCTAGAGATGATGCATTTATTGTCGGCGGCAATCACACTGCTCTAAACGATAGAGCATCTTTCCGTGTTTCTACCATCGGTCCTTCTGGCGGTAAGGTTGGAATTAATGCTTCTGTTGCCGAAATAACTGCTGCTGGTGCCGACTTCCTCGTTCAAGGAAGTACAGATATTCTCGGATCTCTTAAGATTGCTGGAACAGTAACACTATCAACAGGAAACCTTGATAGTCCAAACCCAACGTTTAATTTGGCAACACTTCCAACTACGGTTTCTTTTGCTAATAGCGCAACATTATTAAATATATCTAATTCCACATTAGCAACTGGAACGCAAGCCTTAAATATTGGTAATTATTTTACTAATCAAACTGTTAAAATAGGTGATGCTGCTACAACCTCAATTTTAGATATCCATAAAAATTCTAGAAATTCTACAATTAATATTGGCACGGTAGATAACGCAAATGCTAGTTATATTTCAAATATAACAATTGGTGGTGCATTTGCAAACAGTTCAAGCTCGTTTACCGTTAAGAATAAGAACATCAATTTGGATGGAGATGTTCAAATTGGATCTGGTCTTCCAGTTGGATCTGGAACAACAAACCTATACACCTTTGCTCAAAACTTAAATCTGTTTAGTGCCTCTGGTGGTCCTAACACAATTAATTTTGCTAGAACTGCCTCTATTTTAAACGTAGGTGCTGATGCTGGTACAACTACAATTAATAACAGTGTTCTAATTAGAGCGAGTGAAACTGTTAATGGTGATATTACTCTATCTGGTGGTTTAAATGCTGGAGGAGTTGAAGTAGTTCGTGGAGTATTTGGAACAACCCCAGTTTCTCACTTAGCAGGATCTTTACTTAATTTAAATATTGACTTGTATCATCCAATTACTATTGGTAAAACATTAGATACGCAAGGTGCAGCAACTTGGTTGGCAACAAATTACACTCTATTTTTAAATGAACCATCATCAACAACAGATATAAATGTTGGAGATTTCTTATTAATCGATAGATCTGTAACATTTCCTGGTCAACCTGCTGGATATATTCCAAACCAAGCAGCTAGTGAAATTGTTCGAGTAGATAAATTAACGAATTTAAATAACTCTGCTGATCCTGCTGGATTTAGAGTTGAAGTTTTTAGAGGACAAGAGGGAACAACCGCTGGCGCACATCCAGATAATGTTCCTATTGTTAAATTAGTTAAGTCAAATGATGTTAGCTTCTTAACTGAAGCAGTTGGTCTTAACACTGCTGGAGCAAACACCGTTATTAAAACAGCAGAATTTGGCGGCGCTCTTGTTGCTAACGACTTCTTGAGATTATCTAATACTGAATTAGTTAAGATTCAATCACTTGTTTCTGCTCTAACTTCAATTCAATCTCTTAGAATTACTGATGGTGGATCTCCAGCAGTAACTAATTTCTTAGTTGAATCAACAACTGGAAATACTACGATTAAAGGTAGAACTGATATCTACAATAGTATCAATCTATATGGTTCCGACGCAGCAAATACAAAACTATTTGCAATTAATAATGGAGCAACTACTACAACACCATCATCAACAACTGCTGTTACTGGAAGCACATTTACAGTAACTCCAAGTGGCACACCTACTCCTCCTCCTCTAGTACCTTCTGGTACAGTTTTACCAGTTGCCACTGATTCCATGATTGGAACTTGGACTGGCGGCGGTGCAGTATACGCTGCTGCAGAAAACAAGAACCCCGCTCTATCTTGGTCATTTGGATCGCTACCAACTGGCATTACAATTTCTAGTTATACCATTTATCTAGAAGATCTAACAGCAACTAATCCATCAACTGGAAGAAGAATAGTACATTGGCACCTAACTGGCATTCCTTCAACAACAACTACATTACCAGCAAATGCCACTACATTACCAGTTGGAACTGTTATTCAACCAAATTATATTACAACTGCACCAGGAACAGATGGAGTTTCTGCAGTTGGATATTCTGGACCACAATCAGTATCTTCTGAAATTCATATTTATAGATTAACGGTTACTGCTGTTCTTAGTGGAAACACTACATCAGTGTTGACACAAGCAGTTGAGTTTACTTATGGCAATATTAACGTCTTAACCGCAGCAAGTCCAACATTTGCTACCAATTCAAATGTTATTATTGATGCTGTAACCGTTTCTTCTGCTGTAACTTCATTTAAAGTAGATAGTGCAAATGGCAACACGAGTATTCTTGGAAATCTTAATGTTGGCGCTGGATTCAATAAATTAACAGTAACTGGATCTAATGGCAATACAACAATTAATGGCGGTGATTTCAGGATTTATGATTCTGCTGGAACTGGTAATAGATTGTTCTTACAGAATGGAACTGGAAACCTAACAATTTCTGGATTGTATACCTCAGATGCAACTTCTGGAACCAACATCTTCAATAGTGATTTAAGATTGAATGGTGGAGATCTTCAAATTAATAGAGGATCCCAATGGGTGGCAACCACGGCAGTTGCTGTAAATACTTTTGTTTATAACAATGGAATTACCTACAGAGTTACACAAGCTGGAACTACAGGACCTGGTGCTCCAACTCATACAACTGGATTTGCAGTCAATGGCACGGCACGTTTAGAGGTTTATAATCACTTTAGAGTTAATAATAATGGCACAATAGACCTTGGTGGACTTGATTATTTTTATGGTCCTACAGGAGCTAGAAGATGGGAACTACTTGGTGCTCCTTCTGGAGATGCTGGAACTGTTACAAGTAATGTAAATTATTTTGTAAATGCAACTGGAACGATTTATGTCAGATTACCATTAAGTCCCTCCATGGGCGACATGATTAGATTTATAGATGTTGGTGGAAACTTAAAATATGACACGAAACTTGTTGTTAGAGCAGCAACTGGAGTACCAATTCAGGGTGATGCAACAAACATTGCTGCAACAGTTACAGGTATAACTCTTACAGGATACGATGGCGGCGAACTAGTTGTTACAACACCAAATGCAGCATTTGGACTTGTTTATGCTGGTCCATTCCTATCAAATGGTGCTGCTTCTGGAGTACCAAGTGATAGACAAGGTTGGTGGTTAATGGAGATTTAATCAATGGCAGATTACGGAAGCATTAAAACGATGAAAGCGTGCGCCATTGGCACTATTATGCCGTGGGTAGGAGATTTAACTGAAGTTCCTAGGGGATGGTTAATATGTAATGGTAATGATATACCTGCTGGTGATTTTCCCTTACTCACGCAAGTTATTAAAAACACATATGGAGGGACAGTTCCTGCTACTGGACCTGGGAGTTCATTTCCAGAGTATGCTGGCACAATAACTTTACCAAATATTTCTCAAAGAGCACTATCAGATGTTGATAGTGCTTATTTTGCTGGAGGAGCAATAAGACCAAATATAGATACGGCTGATGCATTAGCAGCTGTTTCAACGTATATTGGACCTGGAGATACAGATAATGGAGTTCCAGGAGAATTTAATGACATTTATACTGACATTATGTTTAGCTACACTCCAGAAAATGATTTTTCTGGTAGAATAACTGGATCTACTTACGATCCTGGATTTGGAGCAAAAACGGTTTTCACCTCTGCCAGAAAATTAGGGAGAAGACATACACCAACCCACTCACACCCAACGACTGTTCCGAGTATAAACAAAGGAATAGGGACAGAGGGAAGAGCAGGAGACGGGGTTTCGTGTTCAAGACAAATCAGTTATAAAATAACAAAGGCGTATTTTGACGATTTGCTCGCCCCAGTTGAGGTTGATATTAATTATTTTTCACCAAGCGGAACTGCATTCGGAAATGGAGCGCCAGGGGTTGTTTTAGGAAATGTACTCTCAGAAGCAGTGCCACAGAACGGAATTCCAAGGGAGATTTTTTCTCACGGACTATCTAATTGGTTTGGATCTTCTGTAGCGCCAGATATACCAGCTCCATATAGTAGGGGCGGGGGTGACACACCAGAAGGCACCCCTGGTCCACCAAATTTTCAGCTAAAGGACAGAAATTTTGAACCCCTAGATAGTGCTCCATATGGTCCTGGTGGAAGTAATATAAGAGTAGCACAGAGAAATTTTGATAATGGAGGTGCGAATAGTGATTTTGATCAACATCGTCCATATGAAGTCATGTTTAATCATTCTGGAATTAGCTTTAATAAAGTAACACCAACTGCTGGTATTTCTGATGTAATTACTTCTCATACTCATGAAACATTTGATATTACTTTTGACAAATCTTCTCTTAGAATGCCAACCACAATCACTGCAAATGTAAGATCTGATGTAGTTCCTCAAAATGTTCCTAGTGCTCTAAATACCAAAGTAATAACACAAACTCCTAGTGTTATTGTCATGTATATTATAAGAGCGTATTAATATATGGCAAATTACGCAGTACAGAAAGCAAAGTTTGGAGGAATGGTAGGAACCATTCAATTATTTTCAACACAATTACCAGCAACAAATGATCCTGCAGACCCCACTTTTAGATCTTTAATACCAGCTGGATTTTTGCGTTGCGATGGAAGTATATTGTCTTCTAATCTATATCCAGCTTTAGCAGAAGTTTTAGGCGTTGGAAGCGAAAGTAAATTTAAAAAAGAAGGCGCAACCTTAAGAAACGATCAATTTCAATTACCAGATTTAGGATCAAAATATATACAACCTGGAACAGCAACTGGAACATATGCTGGATTAACATTGTCTGATGGCACAACAAAAAGAGTTGGTGCGGAGTTTGAAGCAACATCTAACATAGGAACTTCTACAGAGATTTCTTACACAGGGCAATTTGTTGTTTCTGGGCAAGAGGATGCGTTGCTTGGAAACCCAAGATATAATAGTACAACAACAAGAGACACTGAAATTGCTACTTTAACAGACAGCGATTTTCAGGGGCATGGCCATTTAGCAAATCAAACTGTTTTAAATTGTACTGGAAATTATTTGGTTTCTTCAAGAAGTGGTCCAGCCGTTCCTAGTATAACAAATGATTGTACTCCATTTGCTGGTAATGATATTTATACTATAGAGGCACCAGAGGGAACAACCAGTACGTCTTCCCAACATGCACATAGAATAACCATGCCAACAACTTATACGCATAATTATAAATGGAAGTACAATACATTTAATATTCCAGCAATTGGATTAAAAACAACAATTAATATTTCAACTAAACCAACAGAAACATTCGATGATGCGGTATCTCCTTTTATTTTAGTGGAATACATAATCAAACACTAAAGATAGTAGTTGAGACATATATGTAATGGCATATCAACTTGGTCACTTTACATCTAATTTTAATCTAGCATTCATAACAGTCGGATGTAACCAAGGAATTTTTTGGTTCCCTGATGGAAGCGATCCTTTGCGCGATTCCATCACATATTCATACTCGACATTTTTTGGAAGATATGGAGAACAAGGTGGCGTAGAGTTTTGGGTTAATCTTTGGGTTAATGGTGATGGGCAAACTCGCTTTGGTGGATCTGTCTCTAACATGATTCAACAAGGTGGTGTTGATAGTGGAGAACTTGGTAAGGTAGCTCTATTTGGTAGACACTCTGGAATGTCCACTGGAGCGTGTCCAATATCTGGATGCACAAATCCAAATGCAAATAATTATAATCCGTCTGCTACAGTAGATAACGGAAGTTGCACTTTCAATCCACCAACTCTTGTAAATTTTAATATTGATAGACAAGATGGGAGCGATGCTGGCGTTGGAACCGTTCCTTTTGGGCAAAGTGTAACTTTACGTTGGAATGTTACTGGCGTAGTAACTTCTGTATCTATTGATGGTGGCATCGGAACAGTACCTAATTCTGGGACAAGAGTTTTTTCTCCATCTTCTTCTGGTACTTACATTTTTAGAATAACTGCAACTGGACCAGGAGGAACCACTACTGGACAATATGGTTTTACTGTTGCCGCACCACCTCCACCATATGTTTCATTTAACATATCAGTACCTTCAATAATTGTTGGCGATACAGCAACCTTACTTTGGAGTACAAGCGGAGTTGTATCTTCAGTAAGTATTAATCAAGGAATAGGTTCTGTTTTAAATAGTGGAACCAGAGTGGTAGCACCAACGACTCCTGGAACATATGTTTATATTGTAACTGCATCTGGTCCTGGTGGAACAGTGCAAGAAAATGTTAGTTTACTAGTATCAAATCCTCCTCCGCCATCAGTTAATTTTTTTGCATCTTCTACTACAGTAGCAAGAGGATATCCAGTTACTTTAAATTGGTCTGTAGGTGGAAGAAATGTAACTGGAATATCAATTGATAATGGAATTGGTGCAGTATCTCCAACAGGATCTCTCGTTGTATATCCTTCAACACCACCAACTCTTCCTTGGGCACTTACTCCAGCAGGATCCCTTGAGGTAACGACTACATATACTATAACGGCTGTAAATGCTGGCGGATCTACTGTACGGCAAGCAGTTGTTACTATTAGAACTCCAATTGTAGTAGAATTAAGTGGATCTGAAACGATAGTTGCTGGTGATGTTGGTTACTTACAATGGATAATTGCTGGTGATCATACTAATTTAGTAATTAATAATGGAGTCGGAAATGTATCTTATGATGCTGATCGTAGAATTGAGGTTTATCCCACAACCACCACCACATACGCTTTAACGGCAACTAGTATTTCAGGAACACTTACTACAGATTATCATACAATTACCGTTTTACCAACAAGACCTATGGCAACATTAAATTTTACATCACCTGGAACATTCAATCTACCAGCTACCATAACAGAATTTAATTATACTGTAGAAGGTGGTGGGGGCGGTGGAGGCGGTTATGATGCGGGAAGCCCTGGCGGAACTGGTGGTAGCGGGGGAAGAGTTCAAGGAACCGCCAAAAATTTGCCTCCTGGTGCCAGTATCCAAGTATATGTTGGAAGAGGTGGTGGCGCTGGAGCTGGAGGAGTAGGAAATGGATCTGGCGGATCTGGAGCTAGTAACAGTTTTAGCAGCAGTGGTGGATCTGGGGGAACTGGAGGAAATTCTGGTCCTGGTGGATGGTCTGGTGCTGGCGGCGGCGGTGGAGCTGCTGGTGTTTTGGTTTATAGTGGCACAGTACTTGTTGTTGCTGGCGGCGGCGGTGGCGGCGGTGGTGGTGGTAATGATGGGGGATATAATCCTTTCCAAACAGGAGGAAATGCTGGTGGTTTATCTACGTCACTTAGTTTAGGTAATGGTGGTAATGCGCCAAACCACGGTGGTGATGGTGGCGGTGGTGGCGGCGGTGGCGGTGGTTCTCCTGGTGGAGGTAATGGATTTACACCTGGGGGTGATACTGATGCTGGTGGTGGATCTGGCGGTGGAAGTTACTATAATTTGACCTATCACACTTCAGCGCCAAGTTTTAGTACTGGACCAGGCGGTGGTGGATCGCAAACAAACGGAACTGATGGTGTTTTGACAGTTATATACGCTGAGGATGATGCTATTCCCAACCCAATAGCTGATTTTACTTCAATCATTGACGCAACTCCCAGCACAACCTATAATACAACTACATCATATAGTGGAAACAGAACAATCACTGGAATTAATGTTCCAGTGAGTGCTTCTGCTACAAATGGAGCAACTATAATTAAAAATGGAGTTAATTTAGGAACAAGTACAGCAACAGTAGTTAATAATGATGTCTTAGGTCTTTCAATGATATCTTCATCGTCTTTTTCTTCTAGTAAAACGACTACCTTGATTGTTGGCGCTGCTGGCGGCACTACTGTTAATGCCAATTGGAACATTATAACTGCAGATCTACCAACTTCTGTTCCAAATCCATATGATTTTACTGACCAAACGGATGTTGGACTATCTACTTTAGTAACAAGTAACGAAGTTACAATTTCTGGCATGACAGGGACAAATGTTCCTATATCTGCAACGGCATCTACGCCTGGAGGAATTTCAGTCCCAGTTGAATTAATTATAGGCGGAGTGGGATTAGGATCTGGTACAGGAACAATTAATAATGGTCAAACTTTAAGATTGCGAATGACTTCTGCTTCAGTCATCGGCACTGCTACTACAGCATTAGTTACTATTGGTGCTGGTGCATCAGTTGATTGGATTATACAAACTGTACTTACAGTTGATACTGGTCCAGATTTTTTCAATTTTATTAATCAAACTGGTGTTGCTGCTGGAACTGCAATTGATAGTAATGTAGTTACAATCACTGGCATCAATTCTCCTGCTGAGGTTGCTACAACTAGCGGAGCATTAGTTAACATAAATGGTGCTGGTTTTGTTACTCCTACTTCTACAACAACAATAACCAATAATCAAACATTACAACTGAGATTAACATCTTCTTCTACACCAACTGGATCTGCTTCAACTACAGTAAGTATTGGTAATCCCGCAACTGGTCAGGTAACAGATGACTGGAGTATTGAAACTACATCAGCAGGAGATACTACGCCAGATGATTTTGCTTTTGTTAACAAACTAAATCAACTTGCAAGTACCGTAGTTTATAGTAATACTGTAGTAATACAAGGAATTACTTCGCCAGCAACAGTTGCTATTTCTGGAGCAAGTGGCGCACAATTTTCAATTGATGGCGGGGCATATACATCAACGAGCACACCAATTAATGATGGGCAAACATTAAGTTTAAAATTCACAACTGGTGCATATGGAAGCCCAATAGCAACTGTAAATATTGCTGTTGGCACACTGTCTAGAAGTTGGTCAATTTCTGTTCTTGGATCAGCACCATCATCTTCATCAGCATCTACGTGGTATAATGCTGATATTGGTAAAAAACTTGATGGACTTGCAATAGGAACAGTTATTTCTATATTTAAAGATGCAACGGGTTCTTGGGGCACATTAGATGGTTCTTTAACTTCTCGTTACCCTGGATTCATTGTGTGTGAGGGACAATCATTAAATGCCGTAGATTACCCAGATCTATTTGCTGTAATTGAAAATAGATATGGAGGAACTGCTGCTGTTGCCACTAGTGGATCTACAAAAACTTATAGTGGATCATTTAAGTTGCCCAATTATAGAAATAGAAAAATTATGGGGACGGGAAATGTAGATGGCAACAGCGTATCTTCTCCTATGTTACCCACAGCAAACGGACCTGCTGGTACTGGTTCTGGTGGTGGAACTGTCGTTGGATCAGAAGGCGGGAGTTGGTTTATTGCTAAATTAGATGCTTCTGGACCATATCCAAGAGAACAAGTATTTACTGGCGGGCAAGATGGCGAGTTCTTTAAATTGGGAACAATCAGAACAACTGGATATGATGAAATTTTATCTAGCGTGGGATTTAATATTTCTGGAAATACAACTCAAACTGTAGGACCTTTACAAGAAAGAATTGTTACTGTTCCTAGTCATACCCACGAAATAATTACTGCAACTGCATCTGCCCAAACTACTGGGTTGATTCCTTGGTTAACAAGAGCAACATTTGGCGGCGGCCGAAGAGTGGCTACTAATAATTTAAGTGGAGAGCTTCCTGGTGGTCCATCTTTACCACAGTCATTTGGTGGTCCCCTTGGTGGAGGAACTTTTATCGATATGACAATTAGTTATTCTAACTATTGGTTATCTGATAAAAACAGTTCAGTACAATTAGATAATTCTTTACCTCTTTCTGGACGGGACTATCTGGCAGCACTTGATGTTAACGCAAACACTGCTAACTCCATATCATATTCACCTCCTGCTGGCATTCAAACACACAGTCATTATCTGTCACTAAATACTTTTGGATCTACAATTAATGTATTTGGTTGGGGAAACGATACTGGTGGGGGGAAAGGTACTTCTGGTATGCCATTAAATAATACGGTATCCATAAACTTCACTACGTCGGAATTGGGAAGTACCCTAAATGATGGAAATTTCCTTTTAAGTAATTCCAAGGCATTAATTCCAACAGTCAATTTAAGACCAAATAAAACTGTTCCATTAATGACTAGATATTTTAAAGTAAAATACTTAATTAAAGCATATTAAATTATGAGCATTCAACCTATTAGACCTCTCGAATTAATGAAAGATTCGAGAATGACAAAATTTGACTGTCAAGATTTTATTGGTGTTTGGGAAGATTTTGTTCCAGCGTCACTTTGCGAAACTATTATTAATACATTTGAAGGAACTACACAAACTTCTTCTTTAATTCATCCATCTGAAGATGATAGTGACATCAAAACCATGGATGGCACCGACCAGTTTACAGATAACAATCTTGGCAGAAAAGATTTATCAATAGCATTATCAGATGCTAGTCCAACGATAACATATCAAGTGCAACAATATTTGCAATCTTGTGCCCTACACTACATTAATTTTTTTGGACAATTAAAATCATGCAGATTAATGTCTACTGATGTTAAAATGCAAAAAACGGAACCAATGGGTGGTTATCATGTTTGGCATTATGAAAACAGCACGTATTTTCATTCTCCCAGAGAATTAGTTTGGATGATTTATTTAAATACTCTTCCAGAAAATGAGGGGGAAACTGAATTTTTATATCAGAAGAGAAGAATAAGACCCACACAAGGGACAGTTGTTTTTTGGCCAGCTGGAATGACTCATGTACATAGAGGTTTAACTGTTTACACGCAAGATAAATATATCTTGACAGGTTGGTACTTAAAAACTCCTTGACCATGGAAGAAATTACGAACAGAACTAAAATTACAGAGTTGCAAAGGCAAGTAAGTATGGAAATTAACTTCCAAGAAAAACTTGCGGCGAGATCAGATATGTGTACTCGTTTTACTGAAGAAGTTTGGGAAAATATAATTTTAAAAGCAATTCCTTCTAATTGGCACGATTCAGGAAAAGATGAAATAGAATTTTTGGTATTTTATAATGACAATACATATTTTTGTCAAAAGAAAAGAAACAGATATGATTTTGAAACAAAATCTAGTTATTGGGCATCATATGTGTTCAAAGAAGGATCAAATGAGCAAGCAAGAGAATTATATGAATTGTTTGAGAGTGTAGGTAGAGTTCAAAAACAAGCAAAACGTAGTGCTTGGGTTGAAGATGTAAAAAAATTATGGGACAGATCTTTTTATTATCAAGCAAAATATGTGAAAAAAATCAGTGAGATACAAAAGCTACTTTTATATTCTGATTGGCGTATTCTTCCAGATGCCCCAGAAAAAATGGAAAATGAAAAAGAAATGTGGATTAAATGGAGAGATGAACTCAGAAAACTAATGAAACCACTTGATGATTTTGAAACTCCATATAAAGCTTTTGAGTATGCTTCTAAAATAAAAATTCCTTTGGATCCTAGAATTTATCTAAAAGAGTACCCAAATCAAGAAGTCGAGTATCTTTCAACAGAAGATCAATATGTAAAACAAGAATTTATGGCTTCAAACGATTGGGTGGCGTCAAGAATTTTAGATATTAGTGATTATGCAGAAAAGTATATTCCAGAAGAAGTTGTTGTAACAGAGAAAATCAAAAAGTTACTTTCTGAATTAAAATTTGAAAAATATTTTCCATACTTCGACTTTGAAAAATACGTAAAAGAGCAACCCCTGGTGGACACCTCACGGGGTGACAATCCTTCGACTTTGAAAAATACGTAAGAGAACAACCGTTGCCGAACTAAAAATATGATCTATACTATTAATTTGATTGATGAAGTAACTGTAAATTCAATTTTAGAATTTTACAAATTTTGTTCATTTTCTGATGGGTCTATATCTGGATCTAGCGACAAAAAAATAAAATATAATGAAGTAATTGATGATGAAATACATTTAGATAGTTTGACAGAATACACTGATAAAGCATTTAAAAGATGCGAACAGTTTTCTTACATGTTCACGCCTAGAGCGACAACCCTTCCCAAATTTTTAAGATATACAAAAGGTATGCATTATGACTATCATAATGATTTCTACCTAATCGATCAAGTAAGAACAGATTGGAGTTGCACTTGTTTCCTTAGTTCTCCCGATGATTATGAAGGCGGAGAATTAGTGTTAAATGTTGGAAACAAGGAAGTAGAATATAAATTAAACCCAGGACAAGTTTTAGTATATCCAACAGGAATTTACCACAAAGTAAATAAAGTGCTTTCTGGTGAAAGAGATGTTATAGTTTTTTGGATGGAATCAGTAATACAAGATTCTAGAATTAGAAATATACTGGCAGATTATTCTCAATTAATGATGAATAGAAAAAATGAAATATATGATTATCATTCAGATTTTGAAAGAATAAGATATCAAATTGTTAGAGAGTACGGTCAACTTTAAATTATGGGATATCTCAATTTACCACACAATTTTACTAAAGAAGACATTATCTCTTATGAAAATGTTTTCTCCGAACCAGAAGAAGAAAGCATATTCCAATATTTGGCGAGACCAAATTGGAGATATGGGCATGTATCTTCTACACAAAACTATAAAAATTGCCCTCCGTTTTGGTCTATGAGTTTAGTTGATGATGAGTTTTTTACTGTTCATCTTCTAAATAAGATTAAAGAATTGACTGGCGAAAATTTAATTATTACAACTGTTTATGCAAATGGTCAAACTTATGGTTTAAGTGGTCAACCACACCTAGATGCTCATGATGATAAGGGAAGAACATTTATTTACTATGTCAATCGTGGATGGGATGTTAGATGGAATGGCAAAACAACATTTATTTTTAATGATGGATATCATTATGAAATGCCAAGTGCAAATAAAGCAATTTATTTTCCAGGAATTATTAAACACTTTGCCGAAGAAACATCCAGAACTTTTGGAGGATTAAGAATGTCAGTCGTTTGGAAATTACAATTAATCTAATATGGACTATCAATTATTTGGAACAGAAGATTACCTAGGAATTCTTGAAAAATATGTTCAAGGATTGAATAGACCTGTTATAATTGTGGAAAAGGTCGGAATTAATAATTCAACAAACGAAGAAAAAATAAATGAAGCATATGATTTGTACAAAAATCTTCTTCCAATTGAAGTATTTGCTGCTCTTAAACAGGAAAAAATTTTTTCGGTGCTATTTCACTCAAATGGTTTAGCAGAAGATTTTGCACGAGATTTCTTCCCGCTTAAAAAAACTGATGATGAGATATATGTAAAGGTCATGGTTTTTAATAACAGCGGTCAATTAATGTACGATAATAGGAATTGATATGTTAGTGCTGTCACCAAACGACCATTCAATTGGGCATAACATTTTTGATGTTATAACAAAACAAAAAATATCTTATGCTAAAAAATTACCGTTTGAATATGCGAATATAGAAGTTCCATATGTATTGGAAGAATCTGTATCGGGTATAAACGAATATTCTTCTCAAGTTGGCCATAACAATATTATATATTTACAAACATATTACAATACTGATTTAAATCAAATATATGGTTATTATTTAGAATCAAATGTAAACTATTACGGTGATCCTAGCACAAGGATGGTAATTCTCAAAAAACCAGTAGATCCGTTTGTTTCCGATCCAGAATTAATTGCAAAATTTCCTGCTTTAAAATCATTTTATGATAAAAAAATAGACATGGCATATCGTGGAGTTTACATTCAAGCAGATGGAAATACTAGATTTCATATTGTAAACATCAGAACTTCTAATTTAGATAAAGTAGATGAGTTTGCAGAACTAGAAAAGTTTGAATTAATTAGACAATGTTGTTTAGAATCAAACATGCCGTGTGCTTTTAAATATTGTTTCGATCTTCAAAATCCTGAACAAATTTCAATTTATGTAAATGATTGTATTTCCTCATGGATTTCTCTTACTGATTATTTTAACAAACATGATGTAGAAAAATTTACTGCAGATAAAGCAAAGTATTATCAAAAGTATGCCGAAAAGGGTATATTGACGCAAGAACAAGTAGATTATATACTTGAATCAAGTCCAAGAAACCAAAATAGTAATTTAAAATTTTTGTGGGTTGACAACAAAATTACAAATATTGAATTGGAATCGATGTGTGTTAATGAATACGAAAGTATCTGACCAGGTGCCGAACTGACACATGGGGGTTGACTGCCCCCATTTTTTGTGCGATACTGTTTTTGTTGATTCAATTTGCCATGCAACTTCGCCCCCACCAGCAAAAAGCACTGGACGCCATGCTGCGGCATATGTTCGGTCAGATTATCGCTCCCACTGGCGCTGGCAAGACCCTGATCATGATTTTTGATGCTATGCGTCGTATGCGTGAGGCATCAACTCCTCAGACCATCGTTGTCTGTGCTCCCCGTATTCTTCTTGCCGAGCAACTATCCTGCGAGTTTCTTGAGTTTATTGATGATGCTAATGTTCTTCACGTTCACAGTGGAGAAACGCATCACAAAAGCACTACAAAACCCGAAATAATTTCTCTTTGGGACCAAACTGTAGACAATCACAAACTTATCTTTACAACTTATAATTCGTTGCGTCGTCTCAATCAATCTGAAATCAAGATTGATGTTGTTTACTATGACGAAGCACATAATGCAACTCGCACAGATTTTTTTGATGCCGTTGCTTCTTGCAATGCCCCCAGTTATTATTATTTTACCGCTACGCCCAAGCATCGCCGCTCTTCTTTTGGCACTGGCATGAACAATAAGATTGTTTTTGGGCAGATTATTGCAAATGTTCCTGCCCCAGAATTGATTGATCAAGGCAGTATTCTTTTTCCTACAATTGACATTCACGAAGTAGATTTTGAACGCCAGAAAGGTTTGAGTGCTGCAGACAATGATGCAGAAACTCTCATTCATATGGTTGACAAACTGGACGATAGGAACGCCCAGAAGGTGCTTGTCGCCGCTCCTAGCAGCAAAGTACTGGGGCAAATGCTATCGGGCACCACGGTGCTCTCAGACCTTGCTGAGCGTGGTTATGATGTGCTGCATATCACCAGCAAGTTTGGTGCATATGTCAATCAAAAGAAAGTTGACCGCCAAACCTTCTTTGACACATTCAATTCTTGGGGTCAAGATCCTTCTCGCAAGTTTATTATTTTCCATTATAGCATTCTGTCTGAAGGTATCAACGTTCATGGTCTGACTCACACCATTCTGCTTCGCAACCTGCCGATTGTGGAAATGGCACAAACTATTGGTAGAGTAATCCGCCTTAACAAAAATGACGCAAAAGACATTTCTTGTGGTATAATTGAAGCAGGAAACTTTTCCATGTATCGCAAACCTACTGGTTATGTCACTGTGCCTGTATTTAAAAATTATGGCAAAAAAACACAACGTCGCCTAGAAGAAGTTGTAGATACTATTTTTGTCAAAGGTCAACCCGCTATTGATGTACGCTAATGTATGAAACACTTACTGAATTTGAAAGGGCGCTTGCCCGATTTGGAGATAAAGTCCAATATATTGTTGGTCTTGAAGTTTCTGATAAGATGAGTCCCGAAACAGCGTATCAAGAAATCAAAGATATGATGAAAGAACTTAAAAAACTTCGTAAAAAAGAGAAGGATGATTGGTATTTAGAGAGGTAAAATTATGGGTATATATTATTATATTTTATTTTACTTATTTGTAATCCTTGCCATCTTAATTGTTCTTGACAGAAACGTGGGAATATATATTGATTTAATGTTTCGATATGGAATAATTCAAATTAAAAGATTAATTTGGTTGATTCGTTTTCATCCTTACAATTTAATTACAAAATGGATTTCAAATCGAAAAATTGAAAAGATGGTAAAACAGTTTGAAGAAAATCTTGATTCAGAAACAAAAAATTTTACTAATAAAGAATAATCCTATATTATAATGAGGTAGCAATTTAAAAAATGACTAGATACGACAGATTAATTGACTCAATTAAAGATCATCTGTACAACTATTATAATGCTAAAGATAGGGGCGATGATTGGAATGAGGAAGAAGCAACTGAAGTTGCTCATGAAATTTTAGTATTTGTTGAGGAATTCCAGTCAACACCGACAATTAAATCTTGGAGAGCAAGTGACTAATATTTTTAAAAAAATTAAATTAATTGATTGGTTTCACCGCCAAGATTTTGGAGACGAATATGGACTTCAAATTATAAAAACAAAAAAGTATTCTTTCATACAAACTTCGGTTTCCTGGTCTGAATTTGCATCTGGACCTTATTTCCATGTAAGTATGGGTCAAGGAAGAATACTCGGATTAATTTTTTTTGCTCATAAGTTTGGTTTTGATCTTGACATCATGGCGCATACTTGGATAGAAACACATTTGCAATCCGATAATGAAGAACAATACGACTACACTGAACTGGTTTGAGTATTACTTCGGTCACTGCTTCCAAACAGGATGGCGGGAGATGTGGAACAACTTCAAGATGTGGAGAGACCTTTTGAGTAACAACTATGAGGGTTATGCTCTACTGCCAGAAGATGATCCATATCAAGAATGTTATGACTGGTTCTGGGCAAGTATCAACATGGATGAATGCCTATCAAAAGAGTTTATTGAATACTTGCAGGAAATGGTAGATCGTATTGATCGTGGGGAAGAAAAACTCATTCCATTAACAGAGGACTTCTTTGATGAATTAAAGGACCTTTTAGGGGACACTTCTGAAACTGGCACAACGGATATCACAGAAGAGTCCTGATACTTTATAATATTCTCATAAGCAACAAACCTATGACTTACAAAGCAACTCTCAAGGTTAAATTTGATACTGAATGGACTTCCACCCATTACAGTAGTGGTTTTTATGATATGATGCTCCCCGAAGAGCATTACACTTTTGAGGTTCCTGCTGAAGACCTCAATACTCATCAACTGTTTCGTTTCTTCGCAACTGTTGCCCGTGCGATGGGTCATGATGACATCAACATTATGAAAGGTGCTTGTGGTGTCGCATTTGGTGAAGACCGCAGCGAAGAGGATATGCGTAAGGTTGCTGATGAGTTTGAACTTACTTTGGGCGAAGACCTGAGGAAGAAGTTTGAGGATATGCAGCAGGCAGAAGAAGAGTGGGAGCGTATCAAAAAAGGTCCAATGGGAACTGTCCTAACTGATGAGAACGACCAATGAGACGAGTCACTGTAAAACCTAAATCCAGCAAAGCTAAGAATCGTCTTGCTAACTCTATGGGTGGTAATCCCATCTGTGTTGTTGAGCAAGACAAAGGAGATGGTATGCTGTTTCTTGCTAGCGAGAACCAGAAATACTTCTTCTGGGTCAATGTAAGTGAAGATTGCCATTGGGAAACTGAATGGGAGGTACTATGACAAACATTAGACATCAAATCAAATCCAAATGGTACTACATCTTCTGGGGTGCGTGTGCTGTAGCTGTTGTGGGTGGTCAATTCTATGTTGGTTCTGGTTATCGTGAGATGGCAGAAGCAACCAAGAATAATATCACCACAGTTCAATGTCAAGCACCCTATCAGATTCCTGTTCAACCATACACAAATAAAACGGGAGAGTTTGAATGAATTACCCTGATGAAATGTTTGAAGAGGCAGAACGTCGTGAAGCAGAAAATAAATCATTAAAAGCAAAACCACTGCTTTTTATATCAGAAGATCAAGAGAAAGCACTTATTCAACAGTTAGTGTATAAAATCAAGATGGCAGATCTTGATATTCATCCATTTGATACTTGCTTTCTGATGGTATCGCCTGACTATTCTGCTATTGTGACACAACATCTGTCACATGCACTCTCTATTGATCGAGAAATCTTTCATATTGAGGCAGTAAATGTACCATTTCCTGATGAACCGATTGAAGCTTATGTTAGAGATTTTCGTGATAATTATGCACGATGGTCGAAACAATGGAAGCATTTTGTGTTGATTGAAGCTGGTATCATTCATGGTAATAATTATACGTGGATCACACAAATGATGGATAATAACTATCATACTGTGGCGATGTGTGAAAATTATCATAGTAAGTTCAAATCCGATTTTGTAGGCACGTATTACCATGATGAAATACATGACCTACACTTTTGGTGGGAACACCCCAACAATCATTGGAAATACAATTAATGACTGAACTTATCAACAAACAACACTGGGATGATTTGTATGCTCGTCTTCATGATGCTTATGTGGAGTGTATGAAACATAACAACCCCACATATGAACAGAAACTAGCACAGATTCTTGATCATATGATTGAAAACAAAAAGTATCTTTACATACGATGACTGAACTTAATCTAACTGATAGGCAACTGATTCTCATTTCTTTGGCAGTGACGAATCTTTATGATACAATTACTAGAACTGGTGAGGGTAAGTCCGTCCAGAGTGAGATTATGGAACTATCCAAGTATATTGGTAAAGAAACCGCAGAACAACGCAAATGACTCATAAAGTAAGATTCATTAACATTAAATATACTGATGTATTTGAAAGGGATCAGGTATTGACAGTTAAGGAGATGATACCCTATGCTTGGCACGAAGTATTCACTTTTGAGGAAGTTGAAGGTGAGTATGGAACTATTTTCTTTGAGGATGTGAAATGACTCAACTTATTGACCCTTCTGATCCACGTTACTTCCGTCAAACATCTGACGAACCCTATCTTCGTCACGATTATAAATTAATAATGACTAATGGTGATGCCGTTGTCTTTGATAATTATGAAGACGTGCAACGCAAATGGTTTGAGCACTCTGGTAATTTTCTTAGTCATGTTGAAGTGTTAGACCATAAAGAACCAAAGAAAAACAAAAAGAGAAAAGGATTTTAATCTATGACTCCAGACGACATACAACTCGATAGTCCCGCAAAAATGT